AGTCAAAGCGGTGGCTTGATGATGTGTGTCAGTTCATGTGGCGCAATATTCATGCTGCTAATTTTGATAGTGAAGCACCTGAAACCGTAACTGATGTCGCCGTTGCTGGTTGGGGTGTGCTTTACGTTGATATTGATCGTGAATCTGGCGGTGGTTATGTGTTTGAGTCGTGGGCAATTGGTAATTGTTTTATCGGCTCAACTCGCTCAGATGGCTTAATTGACACCATCTACCGTGAACATGAAATGACAGCAGAAGCCATGGTAAACACCTATGGTGAGAATAACTGTCATCACTCAGTGGTTGAGGCGGCAGAACGTGCACCTGATCAGCGTTTTAAGTTGCTTCATGTGATCAGCCCACGTAAACCCAAAGGCTCAGCACAGCTTAATAAGAGTATGCCGTTTGCGTCTTATCACGTGGACATTGCCAACAAGCACATGCTTAAAGAATCTGGCTATCACGAGTTTCCTTGTTCTGTGCCACGTATGCGCCGTATTCCTAATTCGGTGTATGGCAATGGTCAAATGTCAGTTGCTTTGCCTGATGCTAAGTCTGCAAACAAGCTGATGCAAAAGACTCTTGAAGCAGCAGACATGGCAATTGCAGGGATGTGGATTGCTCAAGATGATGGTGTTTTGAACCCACACACTGTGCGTATTGGTCCTCGAAAAATCATTGTCGCTAATAGCATTGATTCAATGAAACGTCTGGATGATGGTGCGAATTTCCAAGTCGCTGAGTATCTCTTAACAGGTCTGCAAGGTGGTATTCGGAAAAAGCTCATGGCAGATCAATTACCACCGATTGGCACACAGCAAATGACTGCAACAGAGATCAATACACGTGTTGAGATCATCCGTCAGATGCTCGGGCCATTGTATGGGCGTTTTCAAGCTGAATATCTGCTTTCAGTGCTTGATCGTTGCTTTGGGCTTGCATTACGTGCAGGCGCATTAGGGCAGCCACCACAAGAGCTGCAAGGTCGTAACTTGTCATTCAAATTCGTGTCACCAATGGCACGTTCACAGCAGATGGAAGAGGTCTATGCAACTGAGCAATACATTCAAAGTGTGGGTGCTATAGCTGCAATTGATAAAACCGTGTTGGACAACATCAATTTTGATGCAGCAGCTCAAATCATTGGTAATCGTCGCGGTGTGCCAGCCGACATTATTCGTACAGCGGATGAGGTGGCAGAAGTGCGACAAATACGCCAACAACAAGAACAAGCCCAAGCAGAGCAGCAACAGCAAAAAGCTATGCAGGAAATGGCAGGGCAAGCCGTTGCTAAAGGTCTAGAAGGCCAGATTGCACAGCAAACAGCTACGGAGGCAATCCAATGATTGTTTTAGTCGCATTTCTCGCAATTTTGCTACTGATCTCAAGCGCATGTGCTTATCACTTTTACATGCAATTGGGCTTATCAAAGCGCGAGATCACGCAGTTAAACGCTGAAATTGCTGAACTGGAGAAGCCTAAACAAGAAGCACCAGAAACCGATGAAGTCGAGACGGGGCAATTTGTAAGGCGACAACACTATAGAAAAGCGACAGCAGAAACCTACCGCAATGTCTTTGATTTAGACATTAACGGGCAACGGGTATTAGAAGATTTAACAGCAAGATTTGGCAAACCAAGTTACGTCCGTGGCGGTCACGATGCAGAACGTGAATCGTGTTTTAGAGCAGGGCAATACAGTTTTTTAAATTTCATTTTGGCTCAAATCAGTAGAGCTAATGATCCAAACAATGAGGAATTAAACGATGACTGACACAGTAATTACACCAGAACCAACCGATCCAACAAATACACCTACATCAAGTGTTCTAGGTGGTGATCCTCAGCCTACTGATCCAGTAGAGCCAACTGATCCAACTCCACCAGTTTCAACTGTGCCTGAATCGATTGATGGCTATGAAGTCAATGTGGATGGATTTGACTATGAAGAGTTTAAAGCCATTCCTGAAAACCAAGCATTTTTAGAACGTGCACGTGAAGCAGGGCTTGATAGTAAAAGGTTGAATTTCTTGCTTGGTGAATATAACCAACTTATTCCAAACCTGATGGCAGGGAATGCAGCTTTAGACAATGAAGCGTGTATCACAGCAATGAAAGAATCATGGGGAGAGCAGACAGATTCAAACTTTAAGTTCGCTAAAGCGGCTGCTGATAACGCAATTCAGAATGGAATTTTAACTGCTGAAGAAGTGAATAGTCCTGAGTTTGGTAACAACCCACTGGTATTAAAAATGGCTGCTTATTTTGGACAGCAATTGCAAGAAGATACGCCCCCTTCTAACACCCAACAAAACGGTGCTTTGGATGTTCAATCATTAATGAAATCGGAGGCGTACTTGAATGCTAGTCATCCAGATCATAAGCGTGTTTATGAGCAAGTAGTGCAGTCCTATCAAAAGCAATACAAATAAGGGGTAATGTATGCCTATTGCAAACCAAAACAGAATCACAGCCGCGTTTGTTCAGCAGTATCATGACAATTATGAATTGGCATGCGCTCAAAACGAGTCGCGTTTGCTGCGAACAGTACACAACCGTGGTCGCATTACTGGTGAATCATTCACGATTAATGATATGGGACAAGTGGAAATGCAGCCTTCAGGCGAGCGTTATGGGGACACACAATGGACTATTCCAGATGCAGGGGTACGTTCAGTCTTGATGAATGATTTTGACTTGTTTATCCCAATTGAAAAGCGTGATGAACCTAAGTTAAAAGCACATCCTGATGATAAATATATGAAGTTATTGTTGAATGCAAATAACCGCAAAACAGACGATATTATCTATCAGGCTCTTATTGGCACAATTTCACGTAAAACAATTGATGATGCTGGTGCTGCTTCGACAACAAACGTGGCTTTGCCAATATCTCAAGTTGTAGCTCCTACTGGTATGACACTTAAGCAGCAAATCATTTGGGCTAAGTCATTATTCCGTCGCAATGAATGCGATGAGCAGAATGGCGAAGAGTTATTCCAGATCTACACTGCTGACATGATGAATGAATTCTTAAATGACACCACATTAACCAATGCGGATCATATGAAAATTCAGATGCTACAAGACGGGGCCGTTGGAACAAAGTGGCTTGGTGTTGAGTGGGTGGCATATGAAAAAGTTGCTGCTGGAGCTACCGCAGGAACAAAACGTGCGCCAATGTACTGTAAATCTGCGGTTCATTATGGTGATGCAGCAATTACTGATTTTGGTATTTCTGTTCGTCCAGATAAGAAAAATATTAAACAAGTTGGTGGTGTTCATTCAAAAGCAGCAGGCCGTGCGAATGAACTTAAAGTTGTAGCAATTGATTACGCTACAACATAAACAAAGCCTTGACCTAACACTTTGAGCGGAGGTGTTAGGTCTTTTTTGTATTGAATTAAAGGGGGTTAAAAATGCCTTTATGTACCAGTGAAGATCAACACATTTGTGTTAATTGTTACTCAAATCAGGGACCTTGTGATGGATTGAAAGAGTTTTTAAAAGAGCTAACCGAACTCACTTATAAGCACAAAATTGCATTATGTGTGACGCAGGAAAGTGGTGATTCAATCGCTGCAATTCCATTAAGTGAGGCTGATCCTGATGGGCATGGATCAAGCTATTTTGAAGTTATAAACGGCTCAGGCTTTATTCAGTTTTAACACTCAACAAACCCCACTCAAAAAGCCCTCAAGCTAATCAAAACTTGAGGGCTTTTTTATGACTACAAAAGTATCTATCTGCAATCAGGCACTAAACCTAATTGGTGCTCAATCCATCATTTCATTTGATGAAGCTTCACAAAATGCTCGCCGTTGCGTCACGTTATACGATCAAACACGTAAAGCCATTTTACGAATGCATCCGTGGTCATGCAGCATTAAACGCACACAGCTTGCACCATTGGCTAAAAAGCCGAGCTTTGGCTATTCAAATGCTTTTCCATTGCCAAGTGATTTTGAACGAGTCATCAGTGCAAGTGTTGAGAATTATGAAATTGAAAATCGCCACATTTTGGCGAATACAGACTTGATCAACTTGATCTATGTGTATGACAACGACAATGAAGAAACGTGGGATTCATTACTTGTTGAGTGCATGACGTATTACATGGCATCAAAACTTGCCAAAGCGACCACGGGTAGCAATTCCGAAGCTGATAGTGCATGGCAACGCTTACAGGTCACATTAAAGCAAGCACGTGCCATCAATGGTCAAGAGCGACCAAGCCAAGACTTTAGCTTTAATCATCAATCTGAATTGATTGGAGCGCGCTACTAATGCCTAAATACAGTGTAATTAAAAATAACTTTAGTTCGGGTGAGCTTTCACCTGTATTAAGTACTCGTACCGATGTTGCTCAGTATGCGAATGGTGCACGAAAGTTGTTAAACGTGATTCCACTGGTTGATTTATCGCAGTGCTATGGCAGGTGCATTGCGCTTAATTCCTTTTGTTTCGACTTCATCCAATGCCTATTTATTGATCCTGAAGGCAGAGCAGATTCTTGTTTATAACCCTAAAACAAATGCGGTTATAGCTACCTTAGCCACGCCGTATAGTGCTTATGCTGTACCAAATTTGCACTATGTACATACGCGCTATGTGATGTATTTCACGCACCAAGACTACCCAGTGCAGATGCTTGAATGTTCAGAGGACTTTGCGACATGGGCCTTTCATGAAATGTCATTCGATATACCACCACTTGATGAAGTTGTCACAACGCCAAACGTGGCATTAAAACCAAGTGGCAAAGATATCGGGGCTACTGTTTCGCTTGTGGCTTCAAGTTACCCGACATGGAGTGCTACCACTCAATACTTTCAAAATGAACGGGTCATCTACTCAAATAAAACATGGAAAGCCTTACTTGATAACCTGAATGTCCAACCAAGTGAAAGCACTACGTGGACAGAAGTTGCAGGTGATTCAGCAAATGTATTTTTACCTAGCCATGTAGGTGCTGTGGTCTCAATTAATGGCGGTAATGTTCGGATCACAGAGTTTGTCAGTGCATCACAAGTGAATGGAGAGGTCGTTACTGAACTTACAGCAGATGTTCAGGCAATTGCTAAATCATGGGTTTTAAAGACAACGGCATTTAATTCCGAGCTGGGTTACCCACGTTGCTGTAGCTTCTTTAAACAACGCTTAGTCTTTGCCAATACCAAGAAATTCCCGAATAAAATCTGGTTTGGTCGTATTGGTGATCCAACAAACTTTCTTGAAACTACAGACGATTCAGATGCATTTAGTGTAGTGTCATCTTCGGATCAGTCAGACTCAATTGTTTTCTTGGTACCGCAAAAAGGGCTTATCGCATTAACCAGTGGTGCGGAGTTTTTGCTTAGTTCTGATGGAGCGCTGTCCCCAACAACCGTGCAGATTGATGAGCACACGGCGTATGGAGCATATCCACTCACCAGACCATGCCGAGTAGGGAATGAACTTTTATTTGTACAGCGTGGCGGTGAACGTCTGCGGGCATTGTCATATCGCTATGAAGTGGATGGTCTTGTATCGCCAGAGATTAGCGCAGTAGCCAGTCATATTGGTGAGTTACATCAAGGCATATCAGAAGCAACCTATCAACAAGAGCCTGAAAGCCTTGTATGGCTAGTCATGGGGGATGGCAAGGTATCAACTATTACGTTTAACCGCGAACAAGAGGTTATTGCGTGGGCACAGCATGATTTTAGTGGAGCAGCAAAAAGCATTTGTGCTTTGCCAACTGAGCTAGGTTCAGATAATTGCTTCATGCTGATTGATCGAAATGGACAAACATTGTTAGAGCAAATTTCTTTTGATGCATATTCAGACTGTCAGCGATCTGTTGCAATGGCTGTAAACCAAACTGCTTTTGATAATTCTAGTTTTTCATTCTTGAGTGATATTGCGATTTATCAGCATGTCAGTGGTGATCAATACACGATGGATTTCACTCAGCAGGGTAATTCAATTGCTTTGCAGAATATCTATGATCCAAGCCCACAGACGATTTATGTAGGGCAGCGCATTATTTCCGAGGTGGATTTATTCCCACCTGAATTGTCTCAAGTACCACAGTCTAGCTTGGGGAGTAAAGCCAAAGTGCAAGCAGCTTGGTTTTTCTTCTACAAAACACAAGCCCCATCATTAAACGGTGAATTGCTAGAACTTTATGATTTCGCATCAACACCAATGGATTCACAAAAGCCGTTTACTGGTCGTCATTTAAAAGAGGGTGGTGACTGGTCTGATTTATACGATGTAAAGCTCACGATAACACACGACAAACCTTTGCCATTTCACATGCAGGCTATAGCAATAGATATTTCAATTAATGAGCGTTAGTTATGAAATTGCGTGTGGCCACATTGCAAGATATTCCGACACTGGTGCAGTTTGGTGAAGCTTTTTTTAATGAGTCACCAAACTATCAGGGTCGTAAATATGAACCTGAAGAAGCTGCGAAACACTATGAAAACCTGATGCGAAAAGAGGGTGTGATTTTTGTTGTTGAGCAACGAGGTCAAGTCGTTGGCGGCTTTGCAGGTGGGATTGGTAAAGACTGGTTCAATCAACAAAAAATAGCCTTTGATTATGTGCTCTATGTAGAGCCTAAATTCCGCAAAACACGTGCTGCATTTGTGCTTATTCAAGCTTTTATTGGGTGGTCGGCTGCAATGGGTGTTCAACATATTCAATGTGGTACCACAACAGGCGTGGAGTCTAAAGCGTGTATTCGTCTGTATGAGCACTTCGGGTTTAAACAATACGGCACTTTATTGGATATGGAGCTTTAACCATGAATGAAATTATTGCACCTGATAATACAGAACTGCTTAAACGTATTTTTGGTGATCTACAAAGTCAAAAATACATTGATGTTGTTCGTGATGTACAAAAGCAAATTCAAGATCATGCTGAGCTGATAGATGTGCCTGTAGAGCATCACTTTGCACCAGGTGTTTATATGCGTCAGATGAACGCTAAGGCTGGAACGGTTGTGGTTAGCAAGATGCATCGTACAGAGCACATGAATGTTTTACTTTCAGGCTCACTTACGATTGCAACTGAAAATGGTATTGAGTACTTAAAAGCACCTGCGGTGATCAAATCAATGCCTGGTACAAAACGTATTGGGTATTTCCATGAGGATACGTCTTGGATGACAGTACATCCAACCGATAGCACTGATTTAGAAGAAATCGAAAGACAGGTGATTGTGCCTGAGGAAGAAGTTGATCGATTCCTTGCATCATTACAAAGCAAATGCAAGGAGATCGAATAATGTCTTGGATGGCAGTAGCAGCCGCGGCAGCAGTCGCTAGTGCTGCAATCAGTGGATATGCAGCATATTCATCAAATAAGACCGCAGCAGAGCAAGCAGAAGCGGATGCAGATGCACAAGTGAAACGTGGTCGTGTCGAAGCTGAACGTATCCGCAAGGATAAGGAAAAACAGCAGTCAGCAGCACGTGCAGCAGCCGCAGAAAACGGGCTTGATGTTAACGAAGGCACATCGATTGTGATTAATGACCAGATTGAGCGTGATGGTTCGTATGACGAAGCTATGGCACGTATTACTGGATATAACTCTTCGCAAAAACTAAAAGGTGAAGCCAGTGTTTATAAGGGGAATGCCAATACAGCTTTAGCTACTGGTGTCGCTAATGCGGTTTCTGCGGGTGCAAGTAGTAAGGGGTGGAAATAATGCCTAGAATTCCTGTAGGCAATTTCGGCAGATCTATGCCAGAAGTTGAACGCACACAAATGCCGCAAAGCCAAAGTGGTCAAATGCTTGCAAATGCACTTAGCAATATTTCTCAGGTTGCACAGCAGAAAGATCAACAACAACGTGATGAAGAAGCAAAGCAGAAACAAATTGCGCTCTATCATGACAACATGGCAACTGAAGAAGCTAAAGTCAAAATAGATGACGTGCTCACAACTGAAATGGCTGAGCAATCCACCTTGGTTAAAAATGAAGTATCACAGGGTCGTTTAAGTGCGGATCAAGGCGCTGAACAGTTAAAGACTTGGTCAGATAACCGTTACAAGCAGCTTGAAAATGATATTCCAATGCATTCACGTGACAAGCTAAAACAGTATTGGGGTGAAAACCAACAGCGTGAAAGTGCGGGTTTATTGCCGTTGCAACTGCGAGCCGATGCGCAAAAAGGTGTAGTACTCGCCGACCGTTACAGTGAGATTGCTTCACGTTATGATCGTAAGCAAGGTCGTGAATATTTAGAGACTGGCCTAACGAGTTTGAACTTATCTGAAGCAGATAAACAGGCGCGTTTAAATGCCTATGAATCAGGTCAAGACATCTCTGAAATTGACAGCGCCATATCTTCTGCTGTGGAAAATAAAGATACCGCGGCACTGCACCAACTCATCAAGAAAATGGATGATGGCGGTTTTGGCTATACCGATGCACCAACGCTACAACAAAAGAAAAACCAAGCTCTAAGCCGTATCGATGCGATTGATACACAAGTGAAGCTTGAGGAAAATAAGCGCAACTCAGAAGCAAGTAAGATGCTGAATGAGTACAAAACCAATGTGCTCACTGGACGTGCGCAAGATCCAGACTATGAGTCAAACGTGGGCCAAGTGGTTGCTGGTACCGAAAGTGAAGCTGAGTTTAAATTTCTGCAAAAGCAGTCTGTGAACTTTCAAAGATTTGCTAATAAATCTACTTCTGAACAGCAAAAATTGATCAATGAACAGAAAGCGAAAATGAAAAATACGCCTTCTGCTAGTGCTGCCGATGAAGAAAAGATTTTGAGTGTGTATGAGGATATCTACAAAAACAAAATAGAAACTGCCAAAAACAACCCGAACCAGTTAGTCCGTGAAGCAGGGGTAAAAGTACATAGTTTAGGTGGTGCTTCATTAAGCACAAATACCAGTCAATGGATTGATGGAGCCATTGATAATGGTATGAGTCAGCTTGCAATGAAGGATGCCAACATTAGCGTTAAGCCTATTTCTGAGGAAGATTTACCAGAAGCCAAAAAAGCCTTTGAAGCAAAAAGCGTGAATGAAAAGCTAAGTTTTATTGGTGAATTGATTAATAAATCTAAAGGGGTTCCAAATGGTGCCAAGATTTGGGGGGCTGTCTTAGGGCAATTGGGTTCAGGTGATCAGAATTATATTGCTGCGGGCTTGGCAAAAATGAATAACTTTAAGAGCACTGAGGGGCGTTATCTTGCAACCTCTATTGTGAATGGCACACAGCTCTTAAAAAATAAACAATTCATCATGCCTAAAGATGCTGAACTAAAAGCAGCTTTCAATGCTTACGTAGGAAATACGATTTCAGGTACCAGTGCAAACAATGCTTATAACGTATTCAAAGCTGTCTATGCCGATACGATGGACGCGCGTAATTTACAGCACAAAGCAGCAGATGAATCACCAGACAAGGATGTACTTAAATTTGCGCTGGCTTCCGCTACTGGTGGTGTTTATCAGCAGTCAGGTAAGTTTACTAACTATATGGGTGGCAAGCTCGAGAATTGGAAAGTATCTAAGCCATACGGCATGACAGATGATGTTTTTGAAAGCCGTATTGATGCTGGATATACATCATTGGCGAAACATACTGGAATGAGTGAATCTGAGCTAAAAACCTTTCGTTTACGTCAATCACCAGTTAAAAACAAGAATGGTTCAATTCAGTATGATTTGATAAATGAGCGTGGCAATCCTTTAAAAATAGGTAATGTGACTTGGCGTATTGTGATTAATGGAGCAACCAAATAATGGCGACATGGTTAAGTGAAATTGATGACAGCCAACAGCAATCCATTGACCAGATGAATGCTAGCGGTTTGGGTAAAGCACCGAAGCAGCCGAAAGAAACAGGTTTATTTGATGGTGCAGCAAGCGCGCCGTTTCGTGGTGTGGCTGCTGGTGCGGTTAAAACTTATGACACGATTAAAAAGCCGTTTGAGCGTGTAGCCGATCATCTGCAATATTCCATTGAAGATGTGCAAAACGGCGGCTTAGATGGGGCATTAGACGCGCGTGAAAAGTCATTCTCACAGGTTCATGGGGAAAAGAATAAAGATCGCCGTGATGCATTGGTGATGAAAGTTGAAGATCTGCAAGACAGTGGAAATACAGGGACAGTCGGAAATGTTCTTTTTGGTGTTTCAGACTATGCCACACGCGCTTTAGCGGGTGGTTTGCTTGGTGGACCAGTGGGTGCAGCAGCTTTAACAGGTGCAACTGAAACCAATTACAGCCGTGAGGATCTGATTCAAAAAGGCGTGGATGAGGACACAGCAACAAAGACGGCGTTAATCGATGGTGGTGTTGCAGCAGCATCTACAGTGCTGCCGATTAGTTACGGTATTAAAGGCACTGGTGGTGTAGTCAAAGATGCCGCCTTATCAATTGGTGGGGCAACAGCATTATCTACTGCGGGACAATACGCCAGTGGTGAAGTATTGCAATCCGAGGGATACGACAAGCAAGCCAAGAAGTACGAAATCACAGGTGAAAGTGTTGGTACTGATTTACTTCTGAACACCCTAATGTTCGGTGCTGCGAGAGGCACACAGCATTATTTAGATCGCACTCCTGAACAGGTTGAAGCAAATGCAACGGAGGTACAGTCAGCACTGGTTTTGAATGAATCTGAATTTGATCATGCTGCATCACCAGTTGTTCCATCTAATCCAGTGCATGCCAATAACCATTTAAAGAACCTTGATGAAGCCACAGACAATTTGCGTTTAGGGCGACCAGTTAATGTTCAGCATTCAGTTAAAGGGGAGGAAAAGCTGAAGCCTATTAACTATGAATCTATGGCTTTGCCAAGCAATGCTAAGGCGATTGCACGTAAAGCTCGTCAAGATGGTGTTGATCCAAGTGTTGCTTTGACGATTAGCCATATTGAAACAGGTGGGTCATTTAGCCATACCGCGCAGAATCCAAATACTTCTGCTCATGGTTTATTTCAAATCGTTAATAAGACATGGAAAGGGCAAGGTGGTGGTGATCGTAACAATGTTGATGAACAAATTAAGCAAGGCTTAAAGCATATCAAGAATGCGAACAGCTACATCACAAGTAAGATGGGACGACCACCAGTAGCGCATGAACAGTACCTAGGGCACTTACTTGGTCCAAGTGGTGCGGTAGCAGTACTTAAAGCCGACCCAAATGCAAAACTGATTGATGTTGTGCGCAAATACGATTCCAAAAACGCAAATGCCATTGTGAAAAACAACGGCATGGATGGCTTAACTGTAGGTCAAGCAATCGATAAATGGCGCAACAAGTGGAACAGTTTAAGTTCTCGCTATGGCGGCAACGGTACCAGTTCAGCTATTGGCATGGATGGCTCAAGCTATGACTTTGCCTATGAGGTGAAATCACTTGGCGAACTGATTGCATCAAATGATACTGCCTACGGTGTGAATCCGGTTTACCCAGCCGAACTGCAACCACGTGACCGTACACGTGAAGCATCACGCCAACAGATCGAGAACATGGCGAATGATTTGCGGCCTGAGCTATTGGGCGAATCGCCTATGCTTTCCAATGGTGCTCCAATCATCGGCATGGACAATGTTGTTGAATCGGGTAATGGTCGTACACTGGCAATTGCACGTGCCTATGAGCAAGGAAAAGCGGAAGATTACAAAGCATTCTTAGAACAATATGCCGCTGAACGTGGCATTGATTTATCAAGCATAGACCGTCCTGTGTTAGTCCGTACACGTTTGACTGAAACGGATCGTACTCAATTCACAAAATTAGCCAATGAATCGGATGTGGCGCAATTCAGCGCAACTGAGCGTGCCAAAACCGATGCAGACCGTTTGCCCGATACATCACTAATCAAACTCAATGCAGATGGCAATATCAATCTTGAGCAAAGCATGGATTTTGTGCGTAGCTTTGTCAGCCAACTACCGAAGTCTGAACAGGCTTCTGTGATTACAGGTGATGGGCGCTTATCACAAGATGGTAAGCGTCGTATTGAATCAGCCATTGCTCAACGTGCCTATAACGATTCGGGCTTAATTGCTCGACTGTCTGAAAACTTAGACGATGACAGTAAGAGCGTTTTAAATGCCTTGTTACGTGTAGCACCACAACTGGCGCAGCTTAATGACTTGGTGAAGCAAGGTGGTCGGCATAG